GATACGCATTCCAAGCCAGCCAAGCGCCACGCCATCTGCGCCCGCTGCTCCGTCAGCCAGCCAGCCACGCCTACCCGCGCTGCAGCAAGCACCCCCGTCACCGACACGCGCATTCCAACCACCGGCGCCAGCACAAGCAGCCACGTTTCCGGCACAGTCCACCCGACCAGCCGCGCCACCGCCGGGCGACACTCGTCTGTCCCAGCCGCGTATCCCAGCCGCACCGGCGCCGCAGCGGCCCCCAAGGACCGACGCAGTGCCCGCTTTACCGCCACCGCCCGCATTACGCCCGGCATTCACCACGTCAACAGCAACACCAGCCGCCCGGCACCCTCATCACGCTTATGCAAAACCAAGCCACATCCATCACACCCGCCAACCACCCCCCCTAACACCACTGTCCCCCACGGCGCCTCCAGCCTCGGCAATCCCGCCGCCCAACAACCCGGCTGCGCCATCACCCTTCCCTGGGGCCCAACCCTCCTTCGCCCCACCCCCGCAACCGCCGCAGCCCATGACCCTCCAGGGCGACGTCATCCTCGACGGTGCCCGTGTCGGCCGCTGGATGGCCAGCACCCTCGCCCGCCAGGCCGCCCGTCCCCCCGCCGGCCCCACCGGCCCCGACCCCCGCCAGACCCCGCTCTGGTCCGGCCAAGCGCAAGGCTACTAAATGTCCGATTTCAGCCTGACCCTCGGCCCTGTCGCCTTCGCCGGCTTTGAAATCCCCAGCAGCATCACCCTCGGCGGCAAACAGCGGCTCGCCGTCCACAAACTGCCCGGCGGCATTCGCATCATAGACGCCATGGGGCCGGACCCGGCGGACCTCGCCTGGTCCGGCATCTTCACCGGCCCAGACGCAGCCGACCGCGCGCGCATTCTCGACACGCTGCGCGTCGCCGGCCTTCAGCTCCTGCTCACGTGGGATGCCTTCCTGTCCACGGTCATCATCGAAAGTCTTGAGGCCGACTATCGCAGCCCCTGGTGGATCCCCTACCAGCTATCCTGCACCGTCGTCCGGGACGAGGCCGCCGCTCTGGCGACCAGCGTGCTCTCTCTGGCCCCATCAATTGCGGACGATCTCGCAACCGCCGGCCTCTTCGCCACCACCGCCGCATTGGCCGTCAGCGCGCCGGGCGCCACCACGGCCGGGACCGCCGCCTACATCACCGCCACCGCCGTACTGAACACTACCGTCACCAGCCTGGACACGCAGATCGCCGCGGCCGAAGCCCCAATCCAGGCCAGCGATGTGCCCACCGCCGCCACCGCCTGCGGATTGCTAGCCCAACTGACTGCCGCCCGCGCCTACACCGCACGCGCGGCCCGCAACCTCGCCGCTGCCAGCACCTGAGGGGCCACCATGCAAACCATCACCGTCGCCGGCGGCAACCTCTTCCAAATCGCCGCTGCGCAACTGGCGGACGCCACCCAATGGATCCGCATCGCGCAACTCAACGCAATCGCAGATCCCATGCTGTCCGGTCTCGTCACCTTGAAGCTCCCAGACCCGAACCCGGCTGCCGGAGGCGGAATTGCCAGCCAGTAGCGTCCGCACCCCGGCGCTGAACGCCCTAGCCAACGGCAGGCCCATTCCCGGCGTGATAGATCTCGACGTGCTTGACAACGCCCATTTCGCAGCCGGGCGTTTCCGCCTTCGCGCCGCCATGCCCGCCGCGCAGGCCGCTGCGTTACTCGACTCAGACACGGTCCTGGACCTCCAGGTCTCCTTCGGTGGGTCGCCTACGAGCCTCATCCAGGGCCAAGCCGATAGCATCCACGTCGACCCAATCCGCAACACGATCGAGATCGATGGCCGAGACCTGACCGCTCGCCTGCTTGACGCCCGCACGCAAGAGACCTTTGCCAATCAGACGGCCAGCGAGATCGCAAAAACCTTGGCCGGCCGCCATAGCCTCACCCCCGTCGTCACCACCACCACGACCCTTGCCGGCCGGTATTATGGCGCTGAACATGACCGCATCACACTTGGTCAATTCTCCCGCGCCACGACCGAGTGGGACCTTCTCACGTTCCTCGCCGCCCGCGAGGGGTTCGATGTTTTCGTCACTGCGCAAAGCCTATATTTTCAGCCCCGCAGCCAGACCGCGGCGCCCTTGCTGCTTACGCCTGGCGATTGCATCACTATCTCGCTCGAACGCGCTTTGACGCTGGCGCGGGATATTGAAGTCACGGTCAAGTCCTGGAACACCAGGCACCAGGCTGCGTTCACACAAACCGCCAAAAGCACGGCCAAAGGCAGCCGTGGCGGCACGCCGCAACGCATTGTCGTGGTCCGCCCAAACCTCCAGCCAAATGACGCCCTGCAACTCGCCCAACGCATCCTGGCCGACTTGTCCAGCCATGAACGTATCGTCCATGCCGATATCCCGGGCGAGCTCACCCTCAGCAGCCGTAGCCAGATCACCCTGAGTGGCACCGGCACGGATTTCGACCAAACCTATTACATCGCCGAACTCGACCGGCATTTCAGCCTCGCCCACGGCTTCACCCAGCGGCTGCGGTTGAAAAATGTCGATCCCAGTAATGGCGCGACCATCCCCGCCGACGCGGCAACCCCGTAGGATTCCCCATGGACCGCTTGCTGAACGCCCTTAAAGGCCAAAGCGCCAACCAGGATCAAGCGGCCGGCACGCCGCGCTTCGGCCTCGTCACCTCCATTGATCCTGCCACCGCCACCGCTCGCGTGACGCTGCAGCCGGAGGGCGTTCTCACCGGGTGGCTTCCCCTCCTCACCCCCTGGGTCGGTAACGGTTGGGGTCTCGTCTGCCCGCCGTCACCCGGCGACCAGGTGTTGGTCATTCCGCAGGAAGGTGACGCAGAACATGGCTTGATCATGGCAGCGACATGGTCTGATCGGACAACGCCCCCAGCGGCGCCATCCGGCGAGTTCTGGCTGGTCCACAAATCCGGCAGCTTCCTGAAGCTACAGAATGACGGAACCGTCCAAATCAAGGGCGACCTCCACGTCAGTGGGGATGTCTATGACAGCCACGGCCCGATGAGCGGCTTACGCGGCCACTACAACGCCCACGTCCACCCCCCGCAAAACAGTCAAACTAGCCAGCCAGACTAACACCAGCTCTAAGGACCAGCCCAGTGCCCGATATCTCCCATTTATGGGGCAATGACCTCGCCTTCTCCCCGACGGGCGACCTCGCTGCGGCTGATATACCAACTCTAACGCAGCAGCGCGTGCTCCGCCGTCTATTAACGAACCCTGGCGACTATATCTGGGCGTTGGACTACGGCGCCGGCCTCGCAAACTTCGTCGGCCAGCCCGGCGCCGCGGCCGCGATCCGCGCCGCGATCCGCGGACAAATCTTCAAGGAAGCGGCCGTAGCCCAAACGCCTGAGCCAATCATCGACCTCCAACCAGACCCTTCCGGCAGCATTTACGTCCATATCCGCTACGCCGACGCAGCGACGTCCATCACCCAGACCCTCGCCTTTACCACCTGAATCGCTGCAAGCGCCCCCCAGTCAGTTCAACCGAGAGCACCAACTATGCAGCTTCAGCTCCAGGATTTCACCACGCTGGTCCGCAATATGTCGGCCAGCGTGCAGGGCAGTGCCACTGCTCTCATCGACGTCACCACCGGAAGCATCATGCGCGCCATTCTCGAGGCCAACGCCTCCATCGCGCTCTGGCTCCAATGGTTGATTGTCCTGGTCCTCGGCCAGACCCGCGCCGCCACATCGGCCGGCGCTGATCTCGACTCTTGGGTCGCCGACTTCTCACTGGCCCGCCTCCCGGCGCAAGCCGCTTCGACAACGGCCATATTTTCCCGCATCACACCCGGCCTTGTCGCGAGCATCCCCGTCGGCGCACAGGTCAAAACCGCCGACGGCACGCAGACCTTCGCCGTTCTCGCCGACCCCTCCAATCCGGCATACGTGCCCGCCACCACATCCTACACCCTTGCAGCCGCTGCCAGTTCCATCTCGTTGACCAAGCGGGACTCATTTCAATGCTCGCCACCGCGATCCCGGGCGTCGATGCCGTCACCAATCAATATCAGGCGCAGGGTGGGCAGGACGCAGAGCCTGACCCCGCCCTCCGTGCGCGCTTTGCGAATTTCATCGACAGCCGCTCCCGCGCAACACCGGCTGCGATCGCCTTCACCATCGACTCGCTGCAACAAGGGCTCAGCCACGTCATAACTGAGAATATCGACGCGTCGGGTGCGGCGGCGCCAGGAACGTTCCTGGTCACCATTGACGATGGCTCCGGTTATCCACCCAGCGCGCTCCTCTCTTCCGTCGCCTCCGCGGTCGATACCGTGCGCCCAGTCGGCACCCAATTCTTTATCCTGGCGCCCACCGCCCTGACAGCGACCATCAGTCTTACAATCACTGTGTCGGATAACAACAAGCCCGCTTCACAGGCCGCCGTAACGACCGCACTCCAAGCCTATGTGGCAGCACTGCCGATCGGCGCACCGCTCCCTGTCTCGCGCGTCGCTGCCATCGCCTACGCCGCCGCGGCGAACATCACAAACGTTGCATCCATCACGATCAACGGTGGCGGCGACCTTATACCGGCTACCACAGGCGTGGTCGTACCTGGCACCATAACGGTCAACTGAAATGACTGGCAGCCCGTCCGACATCATCGCCCGGCTCAAGGCCGTTCTGCCTACACGCTGGTTCCCGGATGAAACTCCAGTCTTGGACACCATCCTGGCCGGTATCGCTACAGCATGGGCCAGCCTTCACGGCCTCTTGGCGGCAGTCCAACTCCAATCCCGGATCGCGACCGCCACCGGCCAATTCCTCGACGGCGCCAGTTCCGATTTCTTCGCAGCGCGCCTCCCACGGCGCAATACCGAATCGGACGACGCATTCCGAATTCGCATCCATCAGCAACTGGTGCGTGAACACGCCACCCGCGCCGCCATTGTCTCCATCGTCACTGACCTCACGGGCAAAGCGCCAATCGTGTTTGAGCCTGCGCGCGTTGCTGATACTGGCGGCTACGCGACAAGCGGATTGGCCTACGGTGCCGCAGGCGCGTGGGGCAACCTCCTTCTCCCTTTTCAGATTTTCGTAACGGCCCACCGCGCCCAGGGCATCGGCATCGCCAATGTCGCCGGCTACGGCACAGCTGGTCCTCTAGCACGCGCTAGTCTCACTGCAGCCGCTGGTCAGGTGACCGACTCGGATATCTACGCCGCTATCGCCTCGGTCATGCCAACCGGCACCCGAGCCTGGACCCGAATCACAAACTAAGGACAGCCCTCAGTGGACCGTCAAATCGTTTTTCCTGGCAGCATACCGCTCGACACCGATCTACTTTCACTCCAACGCAACACCATGGTGGCTCTCGGCTATCTCGCCCAGGCGACACTCGGCGGGACGCCACTGGTGGATGGCCTTGCGTGCCTCCCAACCGTGCCGGCCAGCCTAACTGTCACCGTCGGCCCAGGCAGCATTACTGGGCCTGAAACCATCGACAGTACCGCCTTCGGCTCTCTCGCCGCGGATAGCGCCGACCCGTTGATCAAGATGGGCGTCAACGCCACTCCGACGACGTTTACCCTCACCGCTCCGGCAACCTCCGGCCAAACGATCAATTACCTGATCCAGGCGGCGCTTTTGGAGACCGATGCCTCACCGGTGGTGCTACCCTACTATAATGCCACGAACCCGGCCCAGCCCTTCAGCGGCCCAGACAACACGGGCGTTGCCCAGAATACCCAGCGCCTCCAGCGCGTCCAACTCCAGCTCAAGCCTGGCGCACCGGCTAACGCCGGGTCGCAGATTACACCCACGGTCGATAGCGGCTGGGTTGGCCTCTACGTCATAACCGTCAACTACGGGCAAACCCAGATCATGCCCGGAGACATTGCTGAGATGCCGACGGCGCCTTTCGTTCAATTCAAGCTAAACAGCCTGACGCCGGGCTTCTCACGCATGGCAACGCTATACGCGTCAACCAGCTTCACCGTTCCAAACGGCGTCTCTCGCCTCAAGGTCCGCCTTTGCGGCGGGGGGGGAGGCGCGGGGGCGGGCGCCAGCGGCCTTGGCGGCGCGGGCGGCGGCGCCGGCGGGTATGCGGAGGCAATCATCGAGGTGACATCCGGAACCATCATCCCCGTTACCGTGGGTAGCGGTGGCGCCGGTGCGGTCGGATCCGGCCTGGGCGGGGCCGGCGGAACCTCCAGCTTTGGCGTCTATGTATCGGCCACTGGAGGCAGCGGCGGCGAGAGTGCCGCCACCTATGCGGCAGGGGGCGCGCCCGGCTCCGGCAGCGGCGGGGCCATGGTCGCCACAGGCGGCTACGGATCGGACGGAAATGGTGGGACCGCCATGTTCGCCGGCAATGGCGGTGCCTCGGCCTTCGGGGGCGGGGGGCGCGCCGCAGCAGCGGGCAGCTATGCCCAACAGAATGGCACCGCGCCCGGCTCTGGCGGCGGCGGCTGTTACGGCAGCGCCGGCAATGGCGGCGCCGGCGCCGCCGGTATCGTAATCGTGGAATATTGAACATGATCAAAATACTAATCATCTTGGCCGTCCTTTTGCCGACGGCCTGCGGCGCCCAATCCATGGCCAGTTCCTACGCCAGCCGCGATGGCCGCATCGGCGCCATCGTCATCGCGTGCCCCAGCCAGGATGGGTCTTACACCGCAGGCCCTTGCCCCATCAGCAAACCGACCACCGTCACCTATGGCGGCCCTGCAACATTCGCCGTTACGACGGCCAACACCGCCGTCACCGTATTTGCGGCAGGAGCCGTCGCCACCGGATGCGACGTCGTTAACACGGGCGCTGGCGTCCTCTACCTCGACTTCACGACAACGGCCGTAAGCGGCAGCGGCACGGCATTGCCTTTGCAACCAGGGCAATCGTTCCATTGCCCTTATCCGCCAAGCGGCCCGGTTTCTGCTGTCGCAGCAACTCCACAGAGTTTTGTCGCCATCCGCTACTGAGCCATTGGGTTAGGACAAGCCTATATGCCAACCATCGCTTCCCATGCCTGGCTTCCGAGCGTGGCGCGGACCGTCACACTGGATGCGTTTGTGCCGGTTCCGCGTGGTGTCGTCCCCACACCACCCGCGACCCCGTCGTGGCCGCTCAAGGACCCAGGCGACACGCTGGACTACCAGTTCAATATTGCACCTGCACTCATCGGTAATGACGGCGACGCCATCTCGACGCTCGACATCACCATCGTCCCTGCCGCAACGGGTGACCTCACTCTCGTCTCGACTACGGCGGACGGTGCGCGAGCGGTGCTTTGGTTCAGCAGCGGTCAATCCGGAACAACCTATACTGTAACGCTGACCATCGGAACGCAGGCTGGTCGGACCATTGCGCGGTCGGTACTGCTGCCTGTCGCCGCCCTCGCGACGCCCATCGTTGTCGAAGATAGCTTGATGACCTCGGACGGAACACCCCTGGTTGACCAGAACGGCAACCCCATCTTGGCAGCACCCTAATGCCCACAGTCGCCCAACTCACGCCCGCCACGGCAGCGGCGGATACAGACCAGCTACCCGCTAGCCAGGCCGGCATTCTCCGCAGCCTGACCCGCGCGCAACTCCTTGCTGGAACACAGGCTGCTCTCAACCTCCCCAGCGACACGCTATTGGGCCGCGTATCAGCCACGATCGGTGGTCCGGAGACGGTCACGCTTGGTCAGGGCCTGAGCATCGTTGCCGGCGCCCTCGTCGCCGCGGCGCCACCCACGCCCAATCTGACCGCGCTTGACGGATCCGGCATGCTGGTCACGCCTGCTGGCGCCA